CCATGACCGATCTGATTTTTACAACCATGCAAACTTACATACAAGAGGAAACAAATGTCAGCTCTCACAGTAACTAACCAGCGCGGCTTCGCGCCAGCCACCCTGACTGAGGCCATCACCTTCAGCGAGATGTTGTCCAACAGCAACATGGTTCCCAAGGCCTACCAGAACAAGCCGCAAGACATTCTGGTTTGCGTGCAGTGGGGCATGGAGATGGGCCTTGCGCCCATGCAAGCCCTGCAAAACATCGCGGTGATCAACGGCAAGCCATCGGTCTACGGTGACGCAATGATGGCGCTGGTGCAGGCCAGCGCGGTCTGCGACGATGTCGAAGAGTACTTCGAGAACGAAGGCACGCCCAACCCGGTGGCCGTGTGTGTGGCCAAGCGCAAGAACCGCAAGCCAGTGGTGGCCAAGTTCAGCGTCGAGGATGCCAAGCGTGCTGGCCTGTGGGGCAAGCAGGGTCCATGGTCGGCATACCCCAAGCGCATGATGCAGATGCGTGCTCGCGGCTTTGCGCTGCGGGATGCTTTCCCTGATGTGCTCAAGGGTTTGATCAGCGCCGAGGAGGCACAGGACTATCCTGATGAAGCCAAGCCACGGCCAGCCAAGGACATCACCCCACGCAACCCGCTGGACATGGTGGCCAAGCCTGCGCCGGTGGCCATCCCGGCAATGACCAGCGACCCGCAGGTGATCGCCGAGGCCATGGCCGACACGGTTGACGAAGAGCCAGCGGTTGTGCAGCCGGAGGTTGTGGAGGTTGTCGAGCCGGTTGCCGAGTGGGTGCAGCCTGTTGTCCAGCCTGATGGCGTGCAGCCAATTGGCTACGCGCTGATGGTTCCCGGCAAAGAGGATGCCTACTCAGTGCACAACAGCTTGGATGAGTGGGCTGATGCCTACGAAGACTTGGCCGACAAGACGGCCAGAGCAGGCAAGCGGCCAGCGCGTGACCGCATGACCATCCTGAAAGAGCTGCGGCTGATCAACGAAGAAGTCATCCAGCGGATTGACTCGATCAAGCGGATCAGACACACAGCCAGCTACAGCCAGCGCATCAAAGCGCTGGGTGCAGCCATCGCTGATTAAGCTACCAAGCCGGGCAGGTAAGTTGTTTTGCCTGCCACCTTGGTGGCTGTGAGTTCTTGATTCTTAAGATTAGATGGGTCAAAGCTACAGTGAATCCAGCCCGAATTGGGTTGTCCTTGTGTGTAGAACTCTAGGATAAGTTGGGTGTAGTCGAGGTTATCCATAATCCACTGAGCCACATCAGGGTTTGGAAGACCATCAATTTCAAAGTCAACAGCTTGGCCTTTGCAATGGTCTGAAGTCTTTGAGCCTCCTACTGCGGGGCTTGAATTTAATTCTGCACAACGAAAGCCAGATGAAATCTTCACAGGCTTGCCAAAGTGGTCACGCACTGGTTGCAAAATGTTTTCGCAAAGCAATCTCAATGATTCAATTTGTTCGTCATTGGGTGTGTTGTCAATGTCTAAGCGGGTTGCAGTCTCAGACTTGGTAAGTTCATTCAGTGTGAAATTGGCTGATAAATTCATTTGAGGCCTTTCTGCGATTCAATCGCTTGGTTGTACAAATCGATGCAAGCATTGAGCTTGGTGATGGCGCGGTCGCCTTCCTCTGTTATTGCGAAAAGAGCTTTTCCAAACGCTGGGTCAAGCTCGGTTCGTGTTTCTCCTCCACCACTTCCGGCGGCAGCGGAGGGATCTGCGGTGGCTGATACGGGGCAGGTCGCTTTGACGCGCAGCCTGAGAGCACCAGAATCAATAGCAGCATCGCGCTGCTTTGCCATAGTCTTTGCTTTTTCATTCGATACCCTCAATGCGTTTGCAGTTGTTGTGACGGCAGCAGCAAGCGCCACCTCCTTGGCTCTGGCTTCGGTGTTGAGCCTGTCAACCTCGGCCTGCTGGGCCTCTTGCTCATAGTGCTTGCCGGTGCAGTAGCCGCCGCCAAACACAAGGACCAGCACCAGCAGACCCCCAAGAAGATCCTTCATGGCTTTGGCGGCTCATCGTTGTCGCTGTCAATGTTCTCTGCCTTGGCGGTGGCCGTGGCAACAGCAGCAGACACGGCCTTGCGGCCAGCAACACCACCCAGCACGCCAGTGCAAAGCAGCATGATGTCGTTAATCATCTTGGTGTAGACCTTGTCAATGGGAGCCATGCCGACCATGGGCTGGGTGACGAATGTCACAGAATAGATGAAGCTGAAACATGAACCCAACAAGATGATGGAGATCACGAAGATCACCCAAGCCCACACGCGAGCCTCAATCTCTTCAGGTGACAGACGGTTGTTTGGTTTGTATCCGACGGTTGCCATCACTTGGACTCCTTCTCTGGTTTGGTAAGTTGATCAGGGCATGTGCCTGTGGCGGTGCAAACAGGGGGCTTGCACTCGGCAGCTTCCCAGTTCTTTGGGTCTTGGCAGGCGTACCTAAAGCGGTCTTCACAGCCAGCCAGTAACCCGCAGAGGATGCCAACGCAAACAGTAAGCGCCAGCAGTTTAAGTTCATGTCTTGTCATTTTTACGTTTCTCCTGTTCAATTTCACGCCTCATTTTTTGAACCTTCTCTACCTCTTGTTTGACCTCATGCTTGGCCTCCAAGATGTCGAGGTAAAGCATTGCACCCAGCGGGAGAAGCAGAGCCACCAACACGCATGCAGCGATCCAGCCCATCAACTCTTCCCCCAACGACTGACGAGGTTGAACCACAGCCACAGGTAAAGGAGGAATGAAGTAGTCGCTACTACTGCCGCCAGCTTTGCTTGCAGGTTTCTTTCCTCTTGCCTGAGTTGCCATGCTGCTTCCCGCTTTTGTGCCTCCTGTTTCAGCCTTGCCTTTTCCTGTTCCTCTGAGATGACATCCTTCATCTTGAAGACCTCGCTGTACAGAGCACCCATCTCTGGCGGTGACTGGTACACCATGGTCTCTCTGATCGTCACCACCAGCCTGTCCATCTCTTGCTGTGCCATCACTCGCTTGAGTGCAGCTTCCATCAAGTTCTGATCTGGGTCATAGACTGTCAGGCTCTTCTCTTCTTCCTCCCTGATGTGTGCAGCCAACTGCTCTTGCAGTCTGAAGAACTCGGTCAGGTTTTTGACGATGTCAACTTTGACTTGAGTCTCGTCAACAGCAACATAGGCAGACTTCTTGTTCTTTGCCACAGGCTTTGCAGCTTGGGGCTTTGGCTTGCTGCCAAAGAACGCAAGGAGCTGGCCCCAAAAACCACGCACCTCTTTGCCAATTGCAATGACTTCATCAGCAGTTGCTTTGATCTCAACAAAAGATTCTTTAGCTTGCTTGTACAGCTCACAGCCAGCTTGGATCTGTTTGACCAAGCCAGCCGCAAGTAGGCAGATGCTGATTGGATCCACATCACAGCTTCAGCACCAGCGTTAACAACATGCCAATGATGGCGGCACAACTGCCGATCAGGATCTGCTCAATGCGCTTGAGTCTGGCATTGATGCTGTCGTAACGCAGCTCACACACAGCTTCGTGCGTGTCAAGTCTGGCCTCAAGCGGGGTCACCCCGTCACCTCATCTGCTGGCTCTGGTGTGTTGCCTTCAGCAAGCCAAGCCTTGAACTCTGGATAGTCTTCAGTGCAAGTCAGACGGCATTTGCCATCATCGTCAATGCGAGCGTAGATTTGTTGTTCGCCTTCAACGGCGGGAAGCATTTTAAAAATCATGGTATTTCTCACAGTTCTGCGTCAAAGCCAAGAAACGCGACATCGCTTGCTGCTCTAAAAAACCCAGCGTTCCCTGCCGTAAGCCCCGAAGCCACTGTGCAGTTGATACGACCACTGTTTACAGTGCCGCCAGCATATTGTGGAACCGCAGAAAGCGCAGTGGATGTCGCCAAGTGGCCTATTGTGTAGTTTGCTGCCGTACCCGTTTGATCCATCGCAGTTGGCGGTACTCTCATTGATACAGGGTAATTTGCTATGGCATATGCAAGCGTTGTAGTGGAAATATTGCACGGGTAAAACGGGCTGGCGGAGCTACTGGCGTTAAGCCTGTAGTAGTACCGCTGGCACAAAGCCAACTCAGTTCCATAAGGCCTGTAGTCAAAGCTCGTTGCTGTTGAGCCTTTCTCAAGCTGGACACCTGTGATGTAGAAAGTGGCTCCGTTTGTGCCGACTACTGAGACTGCGCCTGTGGTTGACCAAATGTTTGATGCTGCCCAAGCGCCAGCAGTTCCGCTAAATGTCGTTCCCGTTCCAATAGAAAAATTGACCATCACACCAGTTCCAGAGGTGGTCAGCCATGTTCCCGTGGTGTCTCCAGCAATAGTTACAGTTTTTTGCTCCCAAGTGTTGGCTGCACTGATCGTGTAGCT